CTGCATCTAAAGCAACTGGAACAATAACTGAAGCTAAAAAACCGATTATTGAAAGCAATGATGTATACAATCGTATGCGTAAACTTGCTGGATTAATTTAAATTATTAAAATAACCCTTAAAAAACTTAAAAAATGAGCTTAAATACTCTATTAGAAAGCGCGAACCCATACCAGTCTTTACAGTCTGACGCGGCTAGATTAGCTAGCAAATGGGAAAAAACAGGTTTATTGGAAGGAATGAGTGGTGCCCACAAAAACAATATGGGACTAATTCTTGAAAACCAAGCTAAACAACTTGTAGTAGAATCATCACAAACTAGTGGTGGTGTAGGAAATGGTGGATCTTTCACTTCACAAACTGGCGTAAACGTTGGTGGACAGTGGGCTGGTGTAGCTTTACCATTAGTACGTAAAGTATTCGGACAAATTGCTGCACAAGAATTTGTATCAGTACAACCAATGAATTTACCTTCAGGACTTGTATTTTTCTTAGATTTCCAATATGGATCTAATAAATCTCCATTCACAGCTGGTGATTCATTATATGGTGACAAAGGTGGTAATGACCCTTTTGGTAACACAAATGCAGGTGGTCTTTACGGATCTGGACGTTTCGGATATTCAATCCAAAACACTCAATCATTAAACATTGTATCAACAGCAGCAACAGCTACATGGGCTGATTTTAATGTTTCTGGTGAATATTCTGCTTCTTTTGCTGATTATTCAGCAATTACAGTAGCTCAAGCAGATCTACCATTTGGAGATTTTACAGGTGTAAAAGGATTCCAATTATTTGATGGAACTTTAACAGGTGTTGTACCAACAGGATCTGATGGATCTATAGCTGGATTACAGTTATCTGAATTCACAGCAGTTTCTGGTACAGATGTAGTATTTATTGTAAAAACAACAGATATTACAGACCCAACTGATGTAGCAGTAAACTACCAAATCCAACCTCAAGATAATAACAGAGGTGATTTTGAAGCAGGTAACCCTAATCCAAACGCATTCAACGAAACTAACCAAGTTATTCCAGAAATCAACATTCAGATGCAATCATCTGCAATCGTTGCTAAAACTAGAAAATTGAAAGCTGTATGGACACCAGAATTCGCACAGGATTTAAATGCATACCATGCATTAGATGCTGAAGCTGAATTAACTTCTATCTTGAGTGAGTACATTTCATTAGAAATTGACTTAGAAATTCTTTCTATGTTAATTGATGGTGCTGCTGCTGGAACTGAAGAATGGTCAGCTATTAACAATGAAAGCATTGTAAATGGAGCAGTAGGAGCTTCATTAGGATTCTTTAATTCACAAGGACAATGGTTCCAAACATTAGGAACTAAAATTCAGAAATTAAGTAACATCATTCACCAGAAAACTCTACGTGGTGGTGCTAACTTTATGGTTGTTTCTCCAACTGTAGCAACTATTTTGGAATCTATTCCAGGATTTGCTGCTGACACAGATGGTGATGCTGCTAAAATGAATTATGCATTTGGTGTACAAAAAGTAGGTAGCTTAAATAGCCGCCAAAAAGTATACAAAAACCCTTACATGACTGCTAACACAATCCTATTAGGATACCGTGGTACTCAGTTCTTAGAAAGTGGTGCTGTATTTGCTCCTTACATCCCGTTAATCATGACTCCACTTGTATACGATCCAGATACGTTCGTACCAAGAAAAGGTCTATTAACTAGATATGCTAAGAAAATGGTTCGTCCAGAATTTTATGGAAAAATCAATGTAGCAGGTTTAGAAACTCTATAATATATAGATTAATAAATCTTAATAAAATTAACCCGGTCTTTGACCGGGTTTTTTTTTACTTTTCATATGTATAATAAAATGCGTTATACCAAAACTATATTTATCTCTCTATATAGCTATATCAATAATTTACTGTTTTTTAACGTATTTACTACGGTTACATTCACTGATAACATAACCCTTAATCTTAAGAATTTATGGCAAGTAAGCACCATACGGACGATGTATATCGTCCTAAAAGAATTCCAAAAAACCCAATTAAGTTCAAACTCCAACTTAATGCAGAACAAAAAGAAGCAAAACAAGCAATACTTAATAACACAGTCACCCTTTTAGGTGGAAGTGCTGGTAGTGGAAAAACATTATTAGCGTGTAATGTTGCTTTAGATGGTCTGTTACGAAGACAATACGACAAAATCATAATAACCAGACCCACAGTATCAAAAGAAGAAATAGGGTTTTTACCTGGTGATTTAAGAGAAAAAATGGATCCCTGGGTACAACCAATATATCAAAATTTCTTTCAATTGTATGATAAAACTAAAATTGAAAAACTAATTGAAGATGGTAAAATAGAAATTGTACCCGTATCTTTTATGCGAGGTAGAACATTTTTAGATTCAATGATTATTGTTGATGAAGCACAAAATGTTACTCACCAGCAAATGGAAATGATAACTTCACGTTTAGGATTAAGAAGTAAAATGATGGTATGTGGTGATGCACAACAAACAGATTTAAAGAAAAAATCAGATTCTGGTTTTAAATTTTTATATTCTGCTGCTAGAAAAATAAAAAATCTAGAGGCAATTACTTTAAATACTAACCATAGAAATGAAATAGTTGAAGACCTATTAGAATATTATCAAGAAGCAATTGATAAAGGAATATCAATTATAACTTCTGGTTCTAATAATTATAATAATAAAAATTAGTACCATATTTATAACAAAATAAAACAATGGCAATATGTAATCCTACAGGATCATTATCTGTAACTATTAAGGAAGAAATAAGACTTCCTAATGGAAATATGGAACAATCTGTTAATACCGAAGTTATTAAAGATGTTAACCAGATAATGAAAAGAACTGATACTATAGCTTCTACCTTTAGTGGGAGTGGAATTGAAATATTAAGATTTGTAGACTCTGAAGAACAACAAACTGCTGGTTCTTTTGTTAGAGACACAGTTAAATATATGAGATTTACAAATTTATGTAAAACAAATTTTGTATCTTTATATCTAATTCAAGATAGTCCTAATGCACAAAACCCTAATAATAGTGATGTAGGTTCTGGAGATGAATCCTTATTTAAATTAGATGCTGGGAAATCAATGGTATTTTCAAATGCTCAATTCCAGGGAACAGATTATTATGATTATGTAGTAGAAGGATATGTGGATATTCAATATTTCTCATCCTTTGCCTCTTTATCTTCAATTAAAGCAAAAGCAGATACAGCAAATGTACAGATAGAGTATTTTGTAGCATCTTCATAATATTTATAACAAAATTAAATTAATAAAAAAATGGCATTAACATATAGAACAGGATCAGACGGTAAAGATTCAGCATTAACAATTAATGAATTAGATAATAATTTTAGACATTTTACTGGATCACACTCAATTACTGGATCTCTTACAATTTCAACTAATTTAACAGTTGAAGGATCAATAGTTTCACTAGCAGCTTTACCAACAGTAGACCCAGCAGTAGTAGGTCAACTTTGGAATGATGCTGGAACTTTAAAAGTATCAATATAATTTATACTCATTTTAAAACAAAATTATAGGGACTCAATTTGAGTCCCTTTTTTTCATATTTATAATAAAACTAATTATATTATGAATGTACCTATATATGATGGTAACCCTTTATGGAACCCAGATTCAGTACCCTTTGGGTTTTACAATAATAGTATTGAGTTTCAAGTTGACTGTGTAAAAGTTGCTGAATTTTGTGCTATTAGATTAGGTTATCCCTTAGTTGACATCGAATTACAATCAAGTTCATTTTTTACTGCTTTTGAAGAAGCAATTACGGTATATGGAAATGAGTTATATGCCTATTTAGTTAGAGATAACATGCTAACCTTAGAAGGATTTGAAATTAAGGATTTTAGTTTTTTAAATAATAGTATAATTACCCCTAATTTAGGAGCAATAATAAAAATGTCCGAACAATATGGGGCAGAAGCAGGTACTGGTGGTAATGTACCTTGGCATAAAGGAAGTATCCCATTAACATCTAGCATCCAGGACTATGATTTAAAGGAATGGGCTAAAAAAGAAAATATAACGGGTAGTATAGAAATAAAAAGAGTATTCTATCAAGAACCTGTCCCCGCTTCAGCAAGGTATTTAGCTCCTTTTGATGGGTTTGGTTTTGGTGGAGCAGCAGCTGCTGGATTAATGGAAATGGGAGGCTTTGGAGGTGGAATAGGTTATTTAATGATGCCCCTTAGTTATGATATGCAAGTAATACAAGCTATTGAAATGAGTACTCAAGTTAGATTATCTAACTATAGCTTTGAAATGCATGATAATGTATTAAGAGTATTTCCTATACCAATAAATAATAACTATGATAGTGATACAGAAGGCTCTAGTTCTTATGCAGGTAATATGTGGTTTGAATATATTAAAGTAAATGATAGAACAAGTGGAAGCGTAGATCCCGCGTGTGGACAAGTAACAAATGCTTCTAATATGCCCTATACCAATCCTAATTATGATTTAATTAACTCAATAGGTAGACAGTGGATTTTTGAATATACACTAGCATTAGTAAAAGAAATTTTGGGGTATGTAAGAGGAAAATATGGTAGTATACCAATACCTAATGCTGATATAACCTTAAACCAATCAGATTTATTAGCTGCAGCAACGGCAGAAAAAACTGCACTATTAGAAAGATTAAGAGCTTATTTTGATGAAACTTCTCGTGCTTCATTATTGGAAAGAAGAGCAAGTGAAAAAGAAAGTAGAGATAAAGAATTAGAAGGTGTTCCAACCTTTATTTATATAGGATAATATGGCGATGTATACAGGACTTAGGGATGTATCACTCCTAAGGAAATTAAATAGAGAATTAATGGGTAATATTATTACCCAACAATGTGCTATATACCAATTTAAACTAGAAGAAACTAAGGTTAACATTTATGGTGAAGCCGCGGGTGAAAAATTTTATAATGGTCCTTTCTTATTTAATGTTTTAATAAATAGAGCTGATCAACAATATGGTGAAGATGAAGAAGGAATACAGTTTAACCAAGCTATTGATTTTTATTTTTTAAGAGATGATTTAAAAGTAGCTAATGTTGTGCCTGAAGTAGGTGATATTATATTATATCAAGAAGGGTATTATGGAGTACAAGGTACAATAGGAAATCAATATTGGGGTGGAAAAAACCCTTCATATCCAAATAATAATTCTGATGGTACCCCTAACCCTTTAAATCCTGGTTTAGATAAGTTTGGAGAAAGTGTATCTATCCTAGTATCAACATATTACATACCAGCGGATAAAGTTGCTATTTCACCATATAAAGAAAGATTTTAATGGCTATAAGAAAACCAATACCAAAAACACAAAAGGAACTGAGTGTATCTCAGCAAACTCCATCTAGTGAAAGATATGGAAATCCTAATATATCTGCACCTTCTAACTTAAGTGAAACAGGTATAGATTTTAATAGGTCTGAAAAATTATCATGGACAGGTGATACTACAAAACCCTTTTCTATTGGGTTAAAAGATTTAGATGAAGCAGTATTTTATTATTTTCAAAATGTAATAAAACCTTTTGTTTATCAAAATGGGGAAAGAAGAGAAGTACCCGTAATATATGGTTCCCCTGAAAGATGGAAATCATTTCAAAAAGATAATTACTATAGAGATAAAAATGGTGCTATTATGTTACCTATTATAGTACTTAAAAGAAATTCTATAACTAAAGACAGAACCGTATATAATAAATTAGATGCTAATAGTCCTAATTTGTATGGAAGTTTTCAACGTTCATATAACCCAAAAAATTTTTATAGCAACTTTGCAGCAATAAATAATAAAGTTCCTTCACAACAATTTTACGCAGTAGCTGTTCCAGATTTTGTTAATTTAGAATATAGTTGTTTAATTCAAACATATTACATGGAACAATTAAATAAAATAATTGAATCATGTGAATATGCTTCTGATGCTTATTGGGGTAATCCTGAAAGGTTTAAATTTAGAGCTTTTATTGATAGTTTTTCAACTGAAACTTCTTTAACTAATGGAAAAGATAGATTAGTAAAAGGAACATTTAATATAAGATTAAGAGGATATATCATCCCTGATACAGTACAAAAAGATTTAAATTCTATATCAAAATATAACTCTAAATCTAAATTTATTATTTCAATGGAAACCACTTCTAATTCAGAAATATTTAAAGAAGGAGTTACAAAAACAAAAGATGGTAGAACAAGAAGACAAAGAGAAGACCAGGGAGAAATATCAAATATATCAGACATAACTCCAGGTACAGAATTAAAAAAATAAAAAAAAATGGCTAGTAATGTTAGATTTGTAGATGACTTAAAAGTAGGAGCATATACTGTTTCTGGTGGTGGTGGTAGTGGTACAGTAATAGATAATAATTTTAATAATTATGTAATAACTGCAACCGGTAATGATAATATTAGAGGTAATACTCTATTACAGTTTGATGGTGTAAATTTAGGAATAGGAGGCCCTTCAAATGGGGCTAGATTTGAAATTAATGATGATACTGGGAATGATTTAGTATTAATAAAAAATTCAAATAATCAAGGTATAAAAATAAATAGTGATGGTATATTTCAATTAATTAAATTTAATGCCTTACCAGGAAATGCCCCAGAAGGGGGATTAGCTATATCCTCTAATAACTTTTACGTAGGTTTATAACTAATAAATATATTTATAATATGTATAATAAAATAGAAATAATAAAACAAAATTAATAAAAAATGGCAAATTGGAAAAAGGTAATAGTTAGTGGATCAAATGCTGAATTAGCACAGTTATCCCTAACAGATTTATCAGTACAAGGAAGTGAAGATACAGTATTGGTAATCAATCCTGCAGGAGTTATTGGAACACGAGAAAATGCTGCTAGTTCAGGTTCCTCGGGTTCAAGTGGTTCTTCTGGTTCAAGTGGTTCCTCAGGTTCAAGCGGATCAAGTGGTTCAAGCGGATCAAGTGGTTCAAGCGGTTCAAGCGGATCAAGTGGATCAAGTGGTTCTTCGGGATCTAGTGGATCTAGTGGATCTAGTGGTAGTTCAGGTTCTTCGGGATCAAGTGGTACAAGTGGATCAAGTGGTTCTTCAGGAGCAGATGGTTCAGGAGGTAGTTCAGGTTCAAGTGGTTCATCAGGATCTAGTGGTACTTCAGGATCTAGTGGTTCTTCAGGTACTTCAGGTACTTCAGGTGCAGACGGTTCTGGTGGTAGTTCAGGTTCTTCAGGGTCTTCAGGATCAAGTGGCTCTTCAGGATCAAGTGGTACAAGTGGCTCTTCAGGAAGTTCAGGAAGTTCAGGAAGTTCAGGAAGTTCAGGTTCTTCAGGATCAAGTGGTACAAGTGGCTCTTCAGGATCAAGTGGTACAAGTGGCTCTTCAGGTTCAAGTGGAACAAGTGGTGTAATTAATGTACAAAACTCAGGAAATAATAGAGTACTTACAGATATAGATGGTACTAGTGCTAATGCTGAACAAAGATTTACATTTGTTAGTGATGGTGGATCAGAAGCTAATACTGGATTATTAACAGTAACGGGTGATGTTATTATATCAAATGATTTAACTGTTGATGGTACTGCTTCATTTAGAAACACTGAAAACTTATTAGTTAAAGATAGATTTATATTACTTGGATCAGGTTCAACAACTGTAGGAGATGGTGGTATTGTTATACAGCAAACTAACCAAGACTTTGGTGATGCTTTTGCTTATGATGGCTTATCTACTGGAAGATGGGGTGTAACTAGTTCATTCGATGCAGGTTTAAATTCATATACCCCAGATGCCTTTATGGCAGCAGTAGTTGTAGGAACTACTTCTGACCCAGATGATGCGCCTGCTAAATACGATAAAGAAGGAAATATATTTGTAGCCAGCAACCAGGATATTTATATTTATTCCTAAGATATAAAAAAATTGTTTTTAAAAAAATTAAAAAGGTTTATGGGATTTAAATCCAACAAAATTGAAGTAAAAGGAGTGTCTACTGAAAAAGTAGGTACTCCTTTAACTCATAATGTTCATTTAACGGAAAAGGAAATTGAATTACTTTTGCTTACTATAAAAAATGGGTTATTTAAAGGTGAATATGTAGAAACACTTTACACCTTAACTCTAAAAATGCAAGAAACATATATTAAGATTAAAAAATAATAGTTATGAGTTATAATTTAACAAATTTATCTCTAAGAGAATTACGCGCTCTTAGAAAATCTACTGATTTTATCCCTATTACTGGTATTGATGCTATTTTTATAGGTACTATACAAGTAAAACTAAACCAAAAAATTGAAACTATTGAAAGCCAACTAGAGGAAGAATCAATAATTCCCCCTCCTCCTGTTCAATAGGGAAAATAAAAATAATATTTATAACTATATTACGGCCCATAAGGGAAGTGGACTAGATAACTAGTAGCCAACCTAATAAATTTATTAATATGCCAAATTGGAAAAAAGTCATTATAAGTGGCAGCAACGCTGTACTTAATCAAATAACCGCCTCGGGAAATGTTATAATCAACTCATCAGACGCCGGTGGAACTATCCTAGATGTTCAAGGAACTCAAGGTCAATTATTCTCAGTAACAGACGATTTAACAGGAATTGTATTTGCAGCAGCTGATATATCAGGTGTTCCAATTTTATCTGTAAGTGGTTCAGGTTTAACTATGATTGATGGAACGTTACAAATTCCAAATTTACCTAATATAACAACTAGTAATGATGTATTAGTAATAGATTCAAGTGGTAATATAGGTTACGAAGCAAATGCTGCTTCAAGTGGTACCTCAGGTTCTTCAGGAACATCAGGTTCAAGTGGAACTTCAGGCTCATCAGGTTCAAGTGGAACTTCGGGTTCAAGCGGTACTTCAGGCTCATCTGGATCCTCTGGTTCTTCAGGAACAAGTGGTTCATCAGGTTCATCTGGAACAAGTGGTTCATCAGGTTCATCTGGAACAAGTGGTACTTCAGGATCTTCAGGTACTTCAGGTGCAGATGGTTCTTCAGGTACATCAGGTACTTCTGGTTCATCAGGATCAAGTGGAACTTCAGGATCAAATGGAACAAGTGGCTCTTCAGGATCAAGTGGTACTTCAGGTAATAGTGGCTCATCAGGCTCAAGTGGTACATCAGGTACATCAGGAGCAGATGGCTCTTCAGGTACATCAGGTACTTCAGGCTCAAGTGGCTCTTCAGGTACTTCAGGTAATAGTGGTTCTTCAGGATCAAGTGGTACTTCAGGATCAAGTGGCTCTTCAGGAACATCAGGAGCAGATGGCTCTTCAGGTACATCAGGTACATCAGGCTCTTCAGGCTCATCAGGAACTTCAGGAAATTCTGGTTCAAGTGGTTCATCAGGAACTTCAGGCTCTTCAGGATCAAGTGGTACTTCAGGATCAAGTGGTTCTTCAGGTACATCAGGAACAAGTGGTTCATCTGGTTCTTCAGGATCAAGTGGTTCATCTGGTTCTTCGGGTACCTCAGGCTCTTCAGGTTCAAGTGGTACCTCAGGCTCTTCAGGCTCTTCAGGTACTTCAGGTACTTCTGGAAGTTCAGGTTCATCAGGAACTTCAGGTTCTAGTGGAACTTCAGGACAAGATGGTAACTTTGGTGGTGCTACATTTGATTATACTTTTAGTACATCTACTTCAATTGCAAATCCAGGAGGAGGAAATATAAGATTAAATAATTCAACACAAATCTCTGCAACAGTATCTGCAGTTAGTGAGGTTGATGATCAAGGAAATTCTGTCCAATCATTTTTTGAAACAATAGATTCATCAACATCAGCTATAAAAGGCCATATGAGATTATCAGATAAAGATGATCCTAATGATTTTATACTATTTGCCCTTGATGAATTAGTTGACCAAGGGGCTTGGTGGCAATTTACAATAATATTTGAATCCCAAGGGGGTAATGCTTTAACAAATGGTGAAGATATTATAGCATCATTTGTAACAACAGGTGATAGAGGAGATGATGGTACATCAGGCTCAAGTGGAACTTCAGGCTCTTCAGGCTCAAGTGGAACTTCAGGATCTTCAGGATCAAGTGGTGTTTCAGGTAGCTCAGGATCAAGTGGTGTTTCAGGTAGCTCAGGATCAAGTGGTACATCAGGTTCAAGTGGTACCTCAGGTTCTTCAGGTACTAGTGGTTCATCAGGTTCATCAGGTACATCAGGTAGCTCGGGATCAAGTGGAACATCAGGAGTCTCAGGAGCTGCAGGAACATCTGGTACCTCAGGTACTAGTGGTTCATCAGGTTCTTCAGGTACTTCAGGTTCATCAGGTTCAAGTGGAACAAGTGGTTCATCAGGAACAAGTGGTTCTTCAGGATCCAGTGGTGTTTCAGGCTCAAGTGGCTCTTCAGGTGTTTCAGGTAGCTCAGGTTCAAGTGGAACAAGTGGTTCATCAGGCTCTTCAGGTACTTCAGGTTCATCAGGAACTTCAGGAAATTCAGGAACAAGTGGTTCTTCAGGTACTTCAGGCTCTTCAGGATCAAGTGGTACTTCGGGTATTTCAGGAAATCCCGGTTCATCAGGATCATCAGGAACTTCAGGTTCATCTGGAAGTTCTGGAACTTCAGGTTCAAGTGGGACAAGTGGTTCATCAGGTTCTTCAGGTACTTCAGGTTCATCAGGCTCTTCGGGTACTTCAGGTTCATCTGGTACTAGTGGAACAGGATTTAATTCTATTTCTACCCCAGGTTCCTGTAGGTTACTAACAGCAAATGGTGCATCAACGAATTCAGCATGTGCCAAATCATCATTAGTATTTAATTCCTCAAATAATTTAGTAAATTCTGCAGGATGTATAGGAGTTTATGATTATAATAAGTTAATATTAGATATAGACCAAGATGGGTTTAATTATATAAAATCCGATTTTAATGATAACGATGGCTTTGGTGAAGGTGCTATGATTTTTGGAAGTCAAATTGATTCTTGTGCTAAATTTGTTTTTGTAGATGGTGAAGATCTTTCATTAGAATGTTCTCAATTAGTTGCTGGTGGAATGTGTATTGGACTTAATCAATTTATTGGTGGAAATCCCCTTTCAGCAAAACATTCCTCAATTGGAGGTGGTAAAAATAATTCAATTTTTACACAAGCTTGTTATTCAAAAATAGGAGGAGGTATTGATAATAAAATATGTCTAGGTTCTTCATGTAGTACTCTAGGAGGTGGGTGTTTAAATACAGTTTCTAGTGTATTTGCTTCAGTTGTTGGGGGAAAAAGTAACACTGCAGGGGCTTGTGGTGTGTTTATAGGTGGAGGAGGTAATAACTCTACAACTGCTAATTCTGCTAATTCATCAATAGTAGGAGGAGCAAATAATTGTGATTTAACTAATGCGGGTTGTGGTGAAAATTTTATTGGTGGGGGAAACAATAATATCAATCATAATTACACTTTTAGGAATGTTATAACTGGAGGTTTTAATAATATTACTAAATATATTGCCTATGCTACTATTGGTGGAGGAAATAACAACACAATTTGTAGTGGAGGTGCAGGTAATGTAATAGCAGGTGGTAGAGTAAACATTACGTGTAATACAACTCAAGCTACTATAGGGGGTGGTTGTGGAAATGCAATATGTCAAAATAATTCTAGTACTATTTCTGGAGGAACGGGTAATGAAATTAAAAATAATGACCATAATACTATTGGGGGTGGTAGAGGAAACTGTATAACATGGGCTTGTTGTGCTTTTATTGGAGGTGGTATAGGAAATACTATACTTGGTGGCCAATTCAATGGTATTATAGGAGCAAATAATAGCATAACTAATAAAGGTTGTAGTTATGTTATCGGAAATAGTATAACTGCAACAACAAATTACACAACTTATATGAACAATGCTACAGTAGCTTGTCATTTACAAGTTGGTGGTACTACAACACTCAGTTCAACCACAGGTAGGATTGATGCAACAAATGATGTTGTAGCATTTTCTACTTCTGATAGAAGATTAAAATGTAATATTAAACCTATCCAAAATGCTTTATGTAAAGTAATTGGAGTAACGGGTAACACATTTGATTGGAAGGAATTAACTCAAGAAGAAACAAAAACAATACATGGTAACACAGGTAAAGATGTAGGAGTAATAGCCCAAGAAATAGAATCAATTTTACCTGAGGCAGTCACAACTAGGAATAGTGGGTATAAAGCGGTTAATTATGAAAAAATTGTTCCTTTATTAATAGAAGCAGTTAAAACTTTAACTTTAAAAGTAGAAGAACTAGAATCAAAAATAGGTGGGGATATCTAATATATTTTCGTATATTCCCTCCTATGAAAATATGTCTAATTACAAATAATAATAATCAATGGGATGTTAATTATAATTTTATTTTTAATAAACTACTAGAAACTTTAAATCTTTCCCTTAAAGATGTATTTTACTTAAAAAACCCAAATGATGCCTATTATATAAATGATAATTACACTCATTCTTTAGTTTTATTAGATTGTAGATCTACCAATATTCAACAACACCAACAATTTTTTCCTGAAGTAAATATACCTAAAGTATTTATAATTGATTCAATTCCTGAAATTCAAAAAGATTTAGGTATTGAATTTAATAGAGAATTAAGGAATTATAATTTTCCTTTACTTAATTTATTACCTCTTCCACTTCAACTTTTTTTATACAATGAATATGCTGATGGTTTAATATTTTATAGTAAAACAGATCAAATTAATTTTTCTAAAATTTACCCCTTAAAAAAACAAACTCCTTATACTATAATACCCCCTTCTTTAGGAAATATAAAAGATATTAAAGCAGATTTTACTCATTTTTCCCCTAATAATAACATAGGATTTAATGGAAGTCCATCTTATGCCAATGGTATTTACCACATATATGATACTTTAAATAATTTCCCTAACTATAAACTAAATTTATTTGGAAATCATGGTAGCAATGAAGTATCTAATGAAGTTTTAGTAAATCATCTTACTGAAACCAACCCTAATATAAGATTTAATGGTATACTAAAAAATAAAAATAATTTTTTTAAAGAAAACCATATATACTATAATGTTTCTATATATGATTCTTTTAATTATTTTACTTTTATTAATTTATTAAATGGGGTAGTTCCTATTTTAAATAAAGAAACCTCAACTTCTGAATATTTTGTTAATTACCCCTTTAAGACTGAATTAACCCCTATCTCTATTAACAATACATTAGAAAAAATATTACAAACCTCTCCAGAGGAATTAAAAAAGATAATAATAGATACTATTCTACCCTTAAAAGGGTTAAATAATAAAGCTATTAAAAAGGAATATCATACTTTTTTAAACCATTTAAATAATATATAATGAAAAAACATAATACATTAGGGTTTGACAAAATTTATGTTATAAATTTAGAACGTAGATTAGATAGAAAAACAAAATTAATAAAAGAAAACCCAAACTTAGATTTTACTTTTATTGATGCTATTGATGGTAAGAATTTAATACAAAGTGAATTACTAGATAAAAAATTAATAAATACCTCTTTTTATGACCCTAGTGGTATGGTTACTATGGGTGTTTTTGCATGTGCTCTATCCCATAAAAAAGCCTGGGATCAGGCATTAATAGATGGGGTTGATAACGCTTTATTTTTAGAAGATGATATATACCTCCCAGAAAAACTAAATACTTTAAATGGTTTAACCCCAAGGTATCAAGAAATGTTTGATGAATTTCAAAGTATAGATTATGATATCCTCTTTTTAGGGAAAAAAACCCCAACTCAACAGGGAATAAACATAGGAAAATATTTAACTGTACCTAGATATAACTCTAACCATAATGGAGCACATGCTTACTCTGTTAATAAAGAAACTTTAAAATATATATCAAGTAATTACCTTCCTATTAAATATGCGGTAGATGTTTATTTAGAACAATTTTATATTACACATAAAGTAGTTACCACAAGAGATAGTATTATAAGACAAGTTTCTGATAATGAAGATCCTATGTTAGCTGATTCGGATACTTTTTATAATGATTTTAGAGAAGGAGGGGGAAGAGTAGGAATATCTTTTGATGAAGAGGGTAATATCATTAATAAAAGAATAGCACAATACTTGAAACACCCAAAAGATGCTTTAGACCAGTATACAGAGATTGTTCTCTCAAGGCCGAAATTTGGTGTTCAAAAATTTAATCCTTCTGAAAATAACACCCCTAACAATAATTTCTTTGATATTACAAAATTACTAACCCATTTATCAGAAAACATTAATAAAAAAATAAAAATGGTAGAGATAAATAGCCACTTAGGTGAAAATACCTTCTTTTTTGGGTGTAGTGGTTTATTTTCTAATATATATACTATTGACCCTTATAAGGGAAAAGATGAATTTAATTTAAATAATCAAATAACGTGGGATGAAGTTAAGATAGGATTTCATAGTAATACTTACATATTTGATAATATCATAAACCATTTAAATCTCCCTCCAGAAGAGGCTATAGAATATACTCCTAAAATATCATTTTTATATATTAATAATAGGAAAAAAGAAGATATTTCTAATATTTTAAACTTATATTTACCACAAATAGAAAATAATGGTTTTATAGGAGGGGATGATATTAACACAGCCCCACCTAATTCTATTATATATGGTAATAATTGGATAATTAAAAAGGAAAAAATACATATTTATAATAAAATAAATTAAAATCAAATGGTATATAATTGGAAAATTCATAATTTATTACGTAATAAATCTACAGGTATAGTAAACCAAGTAACTTATGAGTGTGATGTAAAAAAAGGCTCATTATATGATCGTCGTATAGGAGAAATTGTATTGACAGGGTCTTTGGATTCTGAGGATTTTATAGAATATGATTCTCTATCTCAAAGTGATGTTTTAGGATGGTTAGATTTAAAAATTGATAAAAATTCTATAGAAACTTCTTTATCTGAATCTATAAGACGTGATGAAATTAGTTTTTCTGCAAGCATTGAAATTAAAAGTGGGGTTCCGTGGAGTGAATAAATAGTTTACGTATATTAGTTTTAAATAAAAAAGTTATAAATGAATATTATATTCCAAATAGACGGTGGTCTAGGTAAAAGTATCATGGCTACTGCCATGGTTAAAGTAATAAAAAAACGTTATAAAAACGCTAATTTAATAGTAATAACATCATATACTGATGTATTTCTAAATAATCCTCATATACATGAAGTTCATAGAACAGACCAAATAAATGGTTTGTATCTTAAATATATTAAAGATCAAGATTGTAAAGTTTTTGCTTCTGAACCTTATAAAGACACAGATTTTATAGTAGAAAAACCTATAAATTTACTTAAAACTTGGTGTAAGGTTTTAGGGTTACGTTATAATAATGAACAACCACAAATATATTTAACTCAACCTGAGATAGAATATTTTACCCCTTATTATACCAATGATAAACCCATTTTAGCAATTCAACCTCATGGTGGTCCAGAAGGAATGGGATATCAATACTCATGGACTAGAGACATACCCACACCTACAGTAAAACAAATAATAGAGCATTATAAAGAATCTCATTTAATAATCCATATTAAGAGACAAGATCAATTAATATACGAAAACACACTCCAGGCTTTAGATGGGTTTAGAAGTATTGCAATTTTACTACAAATGTCTGATAAAAGATTACTTATAGATTCTTTTTCCCAACATATGGCTGCTGCACTAAATTTAAAATCAACTGTATGTTGGATTGCTACAAAACCTGAAATGTTTGGTTATAAAATGCATGATAATATATTAGCAGAACCTTTTACAAAAGAACCTGATTATACTTCTAAAATTTATAATGCTTTTTCATTATCTGAAGATATACACTCTATTCCTTATAATGATTTAAGTGAAGTATTTGATGTAAATAAAATAATTTCTTCTTTAAACTAATAGTAATGTCTAATAAAAAACCAAAATTATTTGTTCATGGTAGTTACATAGGAACAACAGGATTTAATAATCATACAAGAGATTTTTTTAGAGAATTATTTAAAACATATCAAACAAAAATTAGAAATTTTACCGTTGGAAAAGATTGGAAGGGTTTAGAAGATGAACCATTTAATAAAGAAAAGTACTTAACATCTTCTGATAAAGTCCTTTTAAATCAACAAACATATTTTAATAATGAACATGAGTTAAGTGATTTTCCAATTTATACAAAATATCCTAATAATTTTAATCATGACCTTAATATAATTTTATCTGAGGTAAATCACCACTTTTTTTACCAAAACTATGAAGGACCTAAAATAGGGTATACAGTATGGGAAACAACTCGCTACCCAGATTATTTCTTTGATAAATTAAAAGAATATGATCAATTATGGGTCCCATCGGAATGGCAAAAACAATGTAACATAGAACAAGGTATGCCTGAAGAAAGAATAAAAGTTATTCCCGAAGCAGTTGATTCAAGTATTTTCCATCCAAACCCAGATTCAACTTTACCTGAATATGATGATGGTAGATTTAAATTTATCCATTTTGGTAGATGGGATTATAGAAAATCAACAAAAGAAATCATAGAAGCTTTTTTAGGAGAATTTGGAAAAGATGAACCTGTAGATTTAGTTTTATCTATAGACAATATGTTTGCTAAGGATGGATTTGATACTACTGAAGATAGACTTAAAGAATATAATTTAGAAGACCCCAGATTAAAAATAAAACATTTTCCCTCCAGAGAAGATTATATAAAATATTTACAAAAAGGTCATGTATTTTTATCTTGTGCTCGTGCTGAAGGTTGGAATCTACCCCTAATAGAAGCAATGGCTTGTGGTACTCCTTCAATATATTCTAACTGTAGTGCCCAACTTCAATTTGCCGAAGGTAAGGGACTCCCAGTTAAAGTAACAGGTAAAAAACCTGCTATAATGGGTGAATATAGTACATTTTCCCAATCGGATATGACAGGTGAATTTTATACCCCTGATTATGAGGATTTAAAAAAGGTAATGAGAGATGCTTATAAAAATTATGATAAGCATAAAAAACAGGCTTTAAAAGAATCTAAAGAGATAAGAGATAATTTTACTTGGGAAAGAGCTGCAAAACTAGCAAGTATAGAAATTGATGAGTTATATAACAATCTTCCTAAAAATCGAATAGAAATAAGCTTTGATGGAAATCCTAAAGTTCAAATTTATGGTTCTAAGAATAAAAAATATTTTGTAGAATTTATTGATTCTCGAAATGGTAAAGTTATCCATTCCTCTAATATTAAAAATAATATGTGGACCGTATGTAATAAACAATTTTACATACCTTGGACTATCAAAGTTAATGGGGAAATAGTACATAGATTTGATTTAACTAATAAAGAAGTAAAAATATCATTCGATTCTAAATCTGTAGGAGATACATTAGCCTGGGCTCCTCAAATACTAGAATTTCAAAAGAAACATAAATGTAATGTAACAGTTTCAACTTTTCATAATGAATGGTTTAAAGATCTAGAAGAATATAAAAATATAAACTTCATATCCCCAGATACTCCCTATAATTCATATGCCCATTATAAAATAGGATGGTTTAGAAATGACGGAAAATGGGATGAGGGTTCTAAAAACCCAAACCAACCAAATACTATCCCCCTAATTCAGACTATTACCGATATATTAGGTTTACCTTATAAAGAAATTAATAAGGGTGTTAATTTTACCCCAAGTAAAAGACCTATAAAAGGAAAATACATTTGTATAGGACCTAAATCAACAGCAGGTTTAAAAGAATGGCCTTATCAAAATTGGAGGGAATTAGCAAAAAAACTATATAAAAAAGGATATAAAGTAGTTAATTTATCATATGAAGGATTTAAAGGAACTAATATAATTAATAAACAAAAGTTAGATTGGGATAAAACCTTTAATTACCTCCACCACGCCGATTTATTTATAGGACTGGGATCAGGTTTATCTTGGGCTAATTGGGCCTTAAATAAACAAACAGTAATGATTAACAACTTTATTCCTTATGGATATGAATTTACTAATTATTTAACTAAAATTGAAAATCATTCTGTATGTAATAGCTGTTGGGTAAATAAAAATTATAGTTTTGATGCTGGGGATTGGGATTGGTGTCCTAAAAATCAAGGAACAAAAGACCAACACATTTGCCAGAAATCAATAACAGTAGACCAAGTATATAATAAAGTTCTAAATTTATTAAATGAATAAAAAAAATAAATTTACATGGATAACGGGTGGAAATGAAAGTTACCTACCTATGATTGAGGTACTAGCTAAAAGCTTATTAAAATATTCTAAATACAATCTTATAGTGTATAGTTTTAATTGTGATTCTACAATTGATTTACCTAATGTAACTAATAAAAGAATTGATTATATACCTAAACCTACATCAAAATCCACACATGAACCAGATTTATTTAGTAAAGATTATTCTGTTTACTTTGCTAAATACTTAGCAAGTTTAGATTCACTAAATGAAAACTTTAGTAATTTTGCTTGGATAGATGGGGATGCCTTTGCAACTGAAAATATAGATTCTTCACTACATTATTTACCTTTTCTAAAAGATTATCCTTTATTTATGCGGTATTTCAACCCAGATATAGCACAATGGAGACAACATAAAGGTATAAGATTAGAAGGTAGATATGGCAATGAATTAGCTTCAATAAAAGGTATAAACAGAAACCCTAATAATAAATTAATAGCAACTGGGTTTTATTTTTACAATAAAGATAGTAAACAATTTTTTGAAAAATGTTTAGAATGGAATAAAGAATTAAACCAATACTCAGTTAAAATCTTTACAGATGATAATGCTTTTTCAGAAGAAAGAGTAGCTAATAATATACTATGGGAAGAAAATAAAAATGAAAACCTACCTATTACTTGGAATAACTACTACACCCCAGAGAAAGATATAATTGTTAACTCTTATTTTTTAAAAAAAGGGTTTGATGTAATGTATAATACAGTTACATTAGAACCTTATTTTATTCATGGGCCGGATCCATCAGTTACACCTAAAAATGTTAATATATTAAATAAGGCATTTCAAGATTATCAACTAAAAAAATTAATGATAGTTGCTCATCCAGATGATGAATTAATATTTGGTGGTGCTGAGTTAATAAAACATGGCCCAGAATATAAGGTTATTTGTCTTACTAATAAATCTAATGATACTAGAAGTAAAGAATTTGAACAGGTAATGAAAAGGTTAAATGTAGGTTCTTGGGAGATTTTTGATCATAAAGATGATTTATACAACCCTCCCGAAAGATATGATATTGAATCTATATTATTAAGTAGACAATGGAAAAAAATAGTAACACATAATCCCATAGGTGAATATGGGCATCCACAACATAAAGCTGTATTTAATTTTATTAAAAAATATATTGATAAGATTATTTTAGAAGATATATTATATGTTTTTGGAAAATCTAATACTAAACTAGATAAAAAAAGTTTGGAAATTAAAAAAGAATTACTTACATTATATAAGTCTGAACAACCTATTTTTAACCAATTATTAGCTAATAACGGTAACTGGTTTAAAAGTAGTAATAGTAATATTAATTATATAGAACATGAATCTATAGAAAAATATGACATTAAAAAAGACAAAAATAATTATATAAAATGTTATGAAAAATAATTTAGTAATAATCCTTTCTCATTGTAATACTGAAGAAAAAAAAGAACTATTAGAAGACAACATTAAGAAATTAAAATCTAATAATTTTGATATCTTATTATTATCTCATATACCTATCCCTCCCCATATTCAGGAATCAATAGAATATTTTATATACGATAAAAGCAATCCTATAATTAATTGGCCTGAAAGGGGAATGGTTTTTTGGAAAAAAATATTAGGTGATATTGATTATCGTTTACAAACTATATACCCTGATTATGGTTGGACTGCTTTTAATCAAATTTTACTAGGTGGTAATCTAGGTTTATCTCTAAGTTATGATTATTTCAGTTTTATAAATTATGATATTCAACTAACAGACTCAATAATAGAGGCATTAGATAATCCAGTTCCATTTTTAACATCTACTGTCCAACCCGCTTACGAGTCTAAGCCTAGATACCCAAGCTTTATGCTCAATATCTTAAATAGAAAAAACCTTAAATCTATATTACCTATAATTGATAAAAAACATTATATGTGTGATACTCATTCATTTAAAAAGGATGGCAAGTTCCAATCAGCTGAAAATTATTGGGAACATTTAGTAACTAACTTTTCCCATACTATATATCCAGAGAATATAATGGATTTAATTAACTTTGATAATTTTAGTTCTATGTTTAACTATAGTAATACTGATAAGTTTAAAATGTTTTTTCAAAATAATAATACCCATCCTACTATTAAAAACAGTGGGGTTCCTGGGGTTTTAGTTTACGATATTAATATTTCAAATTTAAAATTGATAGTTAATGATCAATACACTTTTATAGAAAAAGGAAAAAATGAGTTAATAGATTTACCTGAAGTTAAAAAAATAGGGTTTATTGTAGATAATGAATACATAGACTTTACAGAAAAATATAATGAATCAATATATCAAAAAATAGATTTAGTGGAGTAAAAATTAATTAATATTTATAAATAACAAATACAATGAGTAAAAAAATTAAATTATCGGAAGAAGAACTAAAAGTTCTTAGAGAGTATCAATCAACTCAAAACAACATTACTTTTGACTTAGGTCAAGTAGATATCCAAAAAGCTTTTTTAGAAGGGCAAAGAGCTTCAATTTTAGATGGCTTAGCAGATTTGCAAGAAAAATCTAATAAAACAGCTAAAGAACTTCAGGAAAAGTATGGAGAAGGAAACATAGATTTAGAAACAGGGGAATTTATTACCCCAGAATAATTTTTTGAGTCCTTCTTTAATATTTATAATAAAACAATTATTAAAATAACAAAATAAGATGGCAGAAACATTAATATCTCCAGGAGTATTAGCAAGAGAAAACGATCAATCCCTTGTTACGGCTCAACCACAAGTAAGAGGTGCGGCAATAATAGGCCCAACCGTAAAAGGTCCGGTTGAAAAACCAACCTACGTTAGTTCATTTAGCTCATTCCAAGCAATTTTTGGAGGGGCATTAGAAAGTGGATCTACAGATTACACTTACTTAACTTCAATAGCAGCTAACAACTACTTTTCAAGTGGAGGTAGTTCTTTATTAGTAACAAGAGTAACAAGCGGTTCTTTTTCACCTGCTTTCTCAACAACAATTCAAAACAATGTTGAAACAGGAGATGGTGGGTTAACAGGAAATTTAACTCCTTGGACTGGTGGTACAAATACTGGTGATACCGTTAACACATACGAAGATGTAAATATAACAGGAACCAACGGTTCAGGTGCAAAAGCAACAGTAACAACTGTAGTAGATGGTGTATTCATAGTTTCTACAACTGCAGTACCAACAGGTGCTGGAGAAGCGGCTGGATCATATGCTGCTAGTGCAACTTCAAACGCTATTAACATAACTGCAGGTATGGTTGATACAGCGGGTGCTTCAGGAGGTACAGCTGTAGTTACTACAGATGCAACAGGTGGAATAGTAGTAGGTGTTACTTTAGCAATAGGTACAAGTACAGGATATGCTGCTAATTCAATTATTACAATACCAGGAGCAACTTTACAAGCTGATCCACAGTTAGGAGCTGCTGGAACAGGAGGAGATATTATTATCCAATTATCCGGAGCTAATTTAGGTTCAGAAATTTCAACAGTTTCTATTGTAACAGATGGAGCAGGATATGTAGCAGGTGATACAGTTACAATAGCTGCAGGTGAATTAGGTGTTGGATCATTAGAAGCAACTCATGTTTTACTTGACTCAGAAATCGTAAATGCAAATGCTTTTATATTAGAAACACTTTCTGAAGGAAAGATTATGAACAATACCACACCAGCTGGTGCGGACACAGATGGAACAGAATTATCAGGAGGTGCTTTAGCACTTGGATCAGCTGATAACATTAGATGGGAAATTGCAAGTGTGAATACAGCTTCAGGTGTGTTTTCATTGTTAATTAGACGTGGTAATGATAATAACAACTCAAAAGTAGTATTAGAATCATTTAATAATATATCTTTAGACCCATTTTCTCCAAATTATATTTCAAGAGCAATTGGTGATATTACTTCAAATGTTGTAGTAGCAGCAGATGGTTCAGGAACATATTTACAAGAATCAGGTTCTTATCCAAATGTATCTAATTACGTAAGAGTAAAACAAGTAAATTTCAACACACCTCGTTATTTCCAAAATAATGGAGTAGCAAAATCAGAATATACAGCATCTCTACCAATAGTAGGTTCAGGTTCTTTCGATGAAGCCGTAGGTTCAAACCTTAATAGTGATTCATATAACCGCTTTTACGAAAAAATTGATGGAACAAATACACAAGGTTTAATTGGAACAGATTATACAAATGCTATTAATTTATTAGCTAATCAAGATGATTATCAATATAATGTAATTTCAGCACCAGGTTTATATTATTCAAATTACGCTAACCAGTGTAACTTAATAAAAAATAATACTATATCCAGAGGTGATGCTATTTACATAATGGATTTAGTTCCTTATGATACCGCAATTAATACAGTATTACAAAATGCAGCATCACTAGATTCTAGTTATGCAGCTGCATATTGGCCTTGGTTACAAACTGTTGATCCAAATACTGGATTACTAGTTTACATACCAGCTTCTACAATGATTCCAGGTGTATACGCATTTACAGATGCTTCAAGTGATCCATGGTTCGCACCAGCAGGTATTACAAGAGGTGGAATGGGTTCAGTAGTAAGAGCTGAAAGAAAATTAACATCAGCAAATAGAGATACTTTATATGAAGGTAATGTTAACCCAATTGCTACATTCCCACAACAAGGAGTTGTAGTATTTGGACAAAAAACACTACAAAAAGCAGCAACTGCTTTAGATAGAGTAAATGTACGTAGATTGTTAATTACACTTAAGGATTATATTTCTCAAATTGCTGATAACTTAGTATTTGAAGCAAATACAATTGCTACAAGAAATAACTTCTTAACACAAGTAAATCCATATTTAGAAAGTGTTCAACAAAGACAAGGATTGTATGCATTTAAAGTAGTAATGGATGAAACAAATAATACACCAGATGTTATTGATAGAAATGAGTTAATCGGACAGATTTTCTTACAACCAACAAAAACAGCTGAATTTATTATACTTGATTTCAATGTATTACCAACTGGAGCAACATTTCCAGCATAAAAAAAAGAAAACCGAATATTTATAATAAAATAAGAAAATAAAATGGCAGTATTAAACCCAAACGAAATATTTTTCACAGCTTTCGAGCCAAAACAAAAGAATAGATTTATAGCTTTTGTAGACGGATTCCCAGCATACATCATGAAAGGTGTAGGAGCCGTAACTGTATCACAAGGAACAGTACCATTAAATCATATTAACGTTCAACGTTTTGTAAAAGGTAAAACAACTTGGGGAACTATTCAGTTTACACTATTTGACCCAATTACACCATCTGGTGCACAATCCGTAATGGAATGGGTTAGATTACACCATGAATCAGTAACTGGTAGAGATGGTTATAGTGATTTCTATAAGAAAGATCTTACAATCAATGTACTAGGGCCTGTAGGTGATGTTGTATCAGAATGGATCATCAAAGGAGCAATGATTACAGAAGCTTCATTTGGAGATTATAACTGGGATACTGAAAATGCTGCTCAAGAAATTACAATGACAGTTCAACCTGATTATTGTGTATTAAATTTCT